CTTTGAAAGCGCGAACCAATGGGTCGGCGGCACCAGCATTGACCGCATCAATCAGATACTGCTTAACGTCGGCCTTATCGAGGTCACACTCCCCCGCCTGGTCGTCATTGTTCGTGTTGCCATCCCCATCCGTATCCAGTTTCCGTAGCCACTTCGTTCCGGAAGGCGTCTGTCCCCGGAGCCCAGGTCCCAGGAAAACAGTTCCCACCGTTCCGTCAGACAAATTCACCCCTATCTGAAACTTGATACTAGTCGCCGGCTCAAACCAAGTTTTGGCAGTCGCGTTCCAGCCACGGACTGTGCCGGTGATGATGCGGCCTCCCATGATCTTGTAACTGAACTGGCTCAACCGCACATTGGTAATGTTTGGACGGGCGATTGGATTTGTGTAAGTCGTGGTTTCCTCAGCTTCTGTTGCGCCAACGGGGCTGGCGGCAGCCAGCACCAAAAGGCTCAGGCAAAAAAGTAATGTTTTCTTCATGTTATGGCTCCCAGGTTCGGCACCCGTAGGTGGCGCTTGCAGGATCAATGGCACCGACGGTCACATTGCACAGCCGGATCGTGCAGGTATCCGCCGCGCTGATCCAGCTTGTTGCCGTGAGGCCAGTCGTCGGCGCGGCTGGCAGAGAATAGGAAGTCTCGCTTCCGACTGCGGCCCCAGTGACCGTGATCGTATTATCGATGCACACCTGGGCTGCGATGCTGGCGTAATCAATCGTGGCCGTTGCGCGGATACTGGCGCTGAGGCTGGTGCCCGATGCGCCGATCTTCAGGGGACGATTCATCGTGATTGTCCCCTCAGTCAGGTCACCCACAACGATATTCCCGCTGATCCGGTCAAAACAGAAGCCGTCTTTGAAGGTTGTGTCGTTACGCTGAAGACACCATTCGTCGGTAGCGTCCTTGTAGACAGTTTTGAAGACCTGGTTGACGGAGCCATCGTAGTAGAATTGAGCTAGGTCGGCAGCGCCTGACGAGAACTGCGCAAACCCCTGCGTGTGCATGAGCCGCATGCTCGTGACGCTGGTATCTTCGTCCTCAAATTCAACCCAACCGCTACTGCTACCAAGTAACAGGTTGTCTATATTGAAGCCGATAAACACATCATTGGCCCCGTTCGTCATCGACAAGCGCGCACCGCTGACGAGCGAGAAAACTGCATCGACGACCCCATCATCGTCAATGTCGATGCTCACGGTGGTTCCGTCTATGAGAACCTCACAATTGGAATCCTTGTCCTCGTCCAGACAACCATCGGTAGCAACCCAGGTGCCGGCAATGCCTCCGCCCCCGTCGCCACCGCCCCCCGGCTGGGCCGCCTCGACCGGAACGGCCAACGCGAACACCATGCACGCAAGCAAGAATCGTATTGTGTTCCGCATGGCTAGCTCCTATCCCCGCAGTAGGCGGTGACCGTGCAGGCCCCGGTGGCGCTGATACACCAAAAGACGTTGGCGTTGGCCACCCGTTGACTCATGCCGGCCGTCCCGAGTTCGAACCCGGCGGCGGTCGTCACGCCCGACCCACCCAGGAAGCAGCGCTCCGCTTGGCCAGACAGCTCTTTGACGATCAGTGAATCGGCGCAGACTGCGGAGTCCAGTTGGGTGGCGGCCGCTCCGCACAGCTTTCGTTGAGGGCGCGGAGTATCGATCAGCGGGAAGTCTATGGGCAGCGAAGTCCTGCCACTCTCATCGCCGACAACCGTCTCCGTGCCCGCCGCGTTGACGATGGTCAGGAGCCGCGTTTGCGAGAAGCGCACTGCATGGGCCAGCGGAATTCGATACGACCAAGCCGCGCCCAGCAGGAACGCGACGCCGAGCATTACGCCCACGAAAGTTTTGTTTCTCCTGCTCATGACGTTCCTCCCCCGCTGCTCAGTTGGCAGCATCCTCGCACATCTTCAGTGCCGATTCTAGTTTGGTGACCTTGATTCGCAGCGCATCGCGCTCCGTTGAGAGTTCGCCGATGCGCGTTCCGAGCACGACAATCTGCTGATTCATCGCGTCGTCCGCCGCGCTGTGGGCAGACGAGAAACCCCGTGCCCCGCCGCGCGCATTCTGGATGACGAGGGTTCGCATCCACTCCTGCTCCCGGCGGCCAGCTTCCTGATTGGCTTTGAGCTGCTCATGGATCTGAGCGCCACGAACGGCCACCTGCTCAAGCGTGTCGATCTTCTTGATCTTCTGGACGGCATCCTGCGCCCACGCGATAGTCGTCCACGGCTTGCCCAGGCCCAGCGCACCCATCAGGGCGAGGATGGCCATGGCCTTCATGTACCAGGGACCGAACGGTGACCTCTTCGTTTCACTGGCCATGGATCCACTCCTTGAGCCGGCCAATCGAGTCGGTTAGATCTTTAATCACGCTTCGTTCCTCCCGCAGTTCGTCGCGGAAAGCCCGCCGATCATCGGCCGCCCCCGCCCGGCATTCGGCCAGCTCACTACGAAAAGCTTCGCGCTGCTCGGCCGCCTGATTCTCAAACGTCTTTCGTTGCAGCGCGAGTGCGTTGTCGAATGATTCCACAAGTCGCGGGATTGTCTGGGTAAACGTGTGGCGAAACAGCCACGCGACGAGGGCGAACGCGCCGACGTTGACCCCGATCCCAACCCACATCGCCTGAACCTGCAACTCTGGCGGGATCTCCCCGGCACTCGCATAGGCCACGAGGTTGAACCCGAGAATCACGGTCAGCACGAACAGTGTGACGAGTGTTGGAAACATGCGCCTCAATCTTTGCACATCAACCTCCTCATGCAACTTGCCGGCCAGAGAACCAAGATAGGTTGGCGCCCGTGATGAGCGTCTCGACGCTGCCCGTCGTGTGAAGGATGTAGGGCTCGATGAGATCTCCCGCCGCCAGCAAGATGCGCGTCGCGCCTACCGTGCTTGCGGTGAAGAGGTCCGTTCCGTGTGGCCCAGTCTGGAACCGCTTTCTTTCCGCACCATTGACATAGACCAAGAATGCCGTGCTGTAATGAGTGCCCTGGCCGGTGTGAAGAATCTCGCCCTCGAATTGGTACTCACCATCCTTGCGCGCGGTGAAGAACGGCGGCCCGCCGATACCCACGAATACCGAGGCCCGCGAGCCGATGTTGTGAGCCCCGCCGAAACCGCCGCCCACGTTATCGAATGTATCGAAGATGATCTTCGTGGGAACGGCGCTCGCCGCTGTGTGACCCACGGCCAGAAACATGTGGAACGAATCCATCAGCGGCTTGAAGTCCATGCGGTCGATCAGCGCGAAGACGCCAACCCCGGAACTCACGCCCTTCTTAAAACGAAGCCGCGCCCATCGCGCCGTCGACGGCGGACTCAGGCGCACCGTATCCGCTTGAAAAGTAGTGGGCGACGCCGCCAGCTTGTTGAAGGCGACCGTCGTTTGGACGACTGTCCTCCGGTCTAGGGCCAGGAATTCGACTATGCCCGACGCATCACCGCCTACCGCTGAACCCGTCCAATTGAAGTCGGCCACGTAGTCGATGCTCGGGTCCACCGTGTAGAGCTTGGAGTCAATACCCTTGCCCGGGGTGATGACCTTGATCGATGCGTCCCCCGACTGGATGTTCGCGGCGGCCGTCGACAACTCTACCTCGTTGCCGACCGCCCCTTCCGCCCCCCACACCGCATCCATGGGGCTCAACTCCACGCCCTCCGGAGGATAGCGATCTGGATTGCGAAAGCGCTGGCCGAATGCTCCGTTGAGCATCGTGCCGCTCACCCCGCCGAACGCCCGTGGGTTGGCCAGAATGCGAGCACCGAGCCGCAGATCTTCTGGGCTGCCCACCTGGAGCGCTGCCCCGTCCGTCTCCACCTTGCCGATGATCGCCTGCCCGCGTGCCGCTACGGGCGCGGTCGCCGAGATGGCTACCTCCCGTCGATGGAACATCCGAGAGTGGGTATCGAAGAAGATGTAGATATCTTTGGTGGCGGTTGTCGGAATGCTCGGGATTCCATTCGGGCTAGCCACCTCGATCGAGCCGGTGGACCCGACGATGCGCCCTCGCCGTATCCCGATCAGCGCGCCACCCGGGGCGAACATCTCGGCGCCCGCCTCCACATACGTATCGTGCATCGGACCATCATCGTTGTCCCATGGGCCGAAAATGCCGTCGTCGTCGAAGTCCCGGGGACGGAAGAGGATATCGTCCACATTGCCCAGTGCCGGGTTCTCGACGGGCGTGATGGTGAATGTGATGCCCGCCTGGTCACCCGTCGACCGTATGCTCGTGGACAAGATCTCTAGCTTCTCGACACCCGACAGCCCGTCCTCACCCTCCGCCAGAAAGATGTCTTGGTCGGGCAGCGCAATGAAATCGCCGAGCGTCCGGTCGATATGCTCAAGACCCGCCGCGAACTGGAAGATGGGCAGACCATTCGTAATCCGCGGTAGCTTGCGCTCTGTCCACTGGATGGGGATCGTCATGTCCGTGACCAGCGAGTTGCGGGGCAGGGTCAGGGGGCTCGTGTTGAACTGTCCTCGCCCGCCGGCCGCCACGGTGAACACCACGCGAATGGGTATCCCCACTAGGTCGGTGTCGCCGTCGACTGACGGATGTCCCTCGTTCAAGAAATCGATGGTCGCGTTGTCAACCTTGATCACCTCGTACTGCATGATCGTCTGGTCTTCGAGCTCGACGACCGGGAACTGAACGAGGAGATAGCCCGGCCGGTCCGTCGCGTTCAGCGTGTAGTTGACAGTCCCGTCCGATACGCCATTGAGGATCCGCTGGACCCCGGCGAACGAGCCGGCCCAGCCGCCGATCACGGTGATCGTCGGAGCCGAGTCGCTGTGCTCGAACTCCAGCAGGCTGTCAACGCCCACCCACTTACTCTCGAACGTCTCTTGAAACACGCCGCTCGTCAGGGCGGGGCCATCCGGATGCTCGTGCTTCGTGAGGCTGTCGAGATCCACCTTGCGCCAGTGATGGAAGTACTCGCCCTGGCGTGGGGCCTTGCGCGCACCGCTCGGCACCCTGACCAACACATCGTCGCCCGCCGACTTACCCCGCCACCCAGACATAAAGATCAGGTCGTTGGAGTGGCCAGCATAGGTGTCTATCTGCTCAACCTCCCCGATGTCGTTCGGGGTGAGCGTCGCGACAATCGAGTCACTTGGATCGAAGATCTTGAACGTTACACGCCCGTCGACGTCGACGAGGACCGTGCCCTCCATCAGCATGGCGAGCTCGTCGAGCATGTCCAGTGCGTTGGACGGCTCCACAATCCGCCGGTCGAAGGACCCGTGGACCGCGCGGGCCGTATTCCAGTGGCTGATGGCGCGATCACCCGTATCGTAGAGGTCCGGGTCGAATGCCGTTGAGTCGATCTGACCTGCAGGCAACATCTCCTGGAGGATCGCGAGCATGATCTGGAGCGGGTGTCGATTGATAATCATGTCGCTGATCGAACCGGCAATCTGCCGACCACGAAGCAACTTCTCTGCGGTTCTGCCCCGCGCGTCTACCGCACCGACGGTGACCCCCCCCTCGAAAGGCTTGGGCTTGGTCATCGTCCCGTTGAAGATCTTGACGAACGCGCCTTCCGCCTCATCGAACGTGCCAATCAATATCTCCATCTTCTGATTCTTGAACGTCTCCCCGTCCACCAGATCGCGGATCGTCTGATCATCCAGAAACACGACGTCCGTCGAGCCGTAGGTGACCTTGCCCGTTGGCAAGTCCTTCTCTTGGCCGACCTCGCCCACACTCACCACAATGGGCAGCGCGTCGGTGATCGTCGCGTGGTCACCGCTCAGAAACTTGAAGATGCCGGAGGCGAGGGTCAGCTTGACCAGTGTGCGCGGCTCACTCCGCCCCTTCTCTAGAAAGGCTACGGCCATGCTACCGCTCCCTCGCCACGAACGGCGGGCCCTGCTCTACGAAGTCCCAGGATCCGGAGCGCACACGAGTGCTGACCTCGAACGGGAAGAAGAAGTCGGCGGGGTCAAGGTGGACGAGCAGCGACTCTGCAGGGTCGTCCTTGGGCGACGTGGCGAAGATCATGTGCTTGGTGCCCTGCTCGCTGCGGAACCACGCATCTTCAATCGGCGCTATCTCCGCCGCATCGGCCAACCGGAAGTTGGCGGTAAATCCACCCTTCCCCCGGTTGAAAACATAGACCCGATCGGCGCCCCCCCTGCTCGCAAAGGTGGCAATATTGCTGGCGTTTCCCTCCGCGTCGAACGGGACGAGTGGGTTGACGATCAGTTGGGTCCGGGCGCTGGCATTGGCCAAGAGGATCGCGGGGATGAAGTTTCCGACGCGCGAGAACTTGTAACGGAGAAAGCGCACGCTCGTGTAGATCTGCTGAACGCCGACCCCGTGGTCCAGCGAATAGAAGGCGACCCGCTCCTCGAGCTTGCCGCTGGCCGGAGCCGTCAGGACCCCGGACGTGGCGATGGTCTTCAGATTGGTGAAGAAGATCGCATCATCCGCAATCTGCAAGTCCACTGTGATCCCCAGACTTCCGAGGTTGTTGTGGACGATGACCCCCGCGTCAATCGTCTGCAGGTTGACGGCGCCGAAGTCCACGACCAGGTACCAGACGGCGGACGCGCCCACGATCCCCGAGTCCGGCTGCGTCTTCTTGTGAAGAAACTCGTCGAACGAGCGGCTTGCTGGGAAGCTCGTGTTTGACTCATCGGCGTCCGTCGTGTTCCCCGTCTGCGTCCAGCGGACGTTGCCGGTCGGCGCACTGGCCAGCGGGTTCTCCGGTAGCAGCAGGCAGCGATTGTCGTTGAACGCGGCGAACGCAGCGGCGTCGAACGCCTCATAGTTTTGGAATGCGTAGGCCATCTAGAGCCTCCCCGCCTTTCGGGCCCGACGAATCGCAGGAACCAGCCGTCGATTGAGCATGTTGTCGATCTCCACGTCGGTCAACGGCGCGACCGTCTCCACCTTCAGATTGACGGTGATCCCGCCAGCGCTGCCGCCGCCACCGCCGCCGCCCAACGACAGGGCTGCGGGGAACCCGCCGCCGATCAGCGACTCGAGGTCGTCGACCCGCGAACGCGTCATCACGAACTCGCCTGGCTCGAGCATGGCGAACACGCTGTCCCCACGCCCGAAGCCCCCGACCTTGCCCCCCTCCTGGAAGCCGGAGATGATCCCGCGGAACACGCCGATCGTAGCGGCGATGATCCCCGCAGCCACGGCAAACGAGCCGGGTGGCGGGATGCTCTCGAACACAAACTTAGCCTGGCCGCCTGCCGCTTCCGCCGCCTGTGCCAGCAACGCCTGTTCCGCAGCGTCGACCACCGCGAGCAGTGCGTTTTTGATGAAGCCCTTGAACGCCTCCTCGGCCGACGTTGCACCGCTCACCATCTGGCCGAAGGCCGAGCCGAACGCATCGCCCAAAGCCGTGGCCGTCCCCACCATCTGATCCCGGCGCTCCTCATCAACCGCCCGCTGATCCTCAATCACCGTAGTCAACACCGCCTCTTCCCCGGCCAGCGCTTTGACCTCCTCCTTCAGTCCTTCGAGCGCAGCCTTGGCAACTGGTGCCATGTTCGCAATATCTCTGAGTCGATCACGGATCTCTGCAAGACGCTCTTCGGCCTCGGCCGCGGTGATGGTCAGGACCGTCGGATCCAGGAACTCGGAGATTGCGACGCCCGCCTCCTTCGCATCTTCGGCAAACTTCTTGAACGCTTTGATATCGGCAAGCTTGAGTGCCGCAGCAGCGAGCTTCTCGATCTCGGCCTTGCCCTTGCCCGCCTCGTCGGCCATCCGGCCGGCCTGCTCAGCCTCGAACCGGAGTTCGCCCTTCGTCCTCTGGAGTGTCGCGCCGAGTGCTGCTTGGTCAGCCCGAAGTTCATCAACGGCTATCCCTGCCTTATTGAATTTGTCAACGAAACCAGCAGCAATGGCGTCAGCGCTCTTCGCCAACTCATCGCCAGCCGCTGCGTCGGCCTCAAGCGCGGCTGCAATATCTTCAAATCCGAGTGTAGATGCTGCGCCGGCGAGCCCTCGTTCGAACTTGGCGACGCCTTTCTGCATCTCCGCAAAGGCCGATACGAGTCCACCGGCCATTGCAGCGCCACCCTGCTTGATCCGCTGGAAAGCTACCTGAACGTCGAAGCCTATCGAGGCCAAGAACGCGAAACTGTCCACGGCGAAGTCCACGCCATTCCTCACGAAGTCACGGAGTGAGTCCTCGTCCTGTGCGAATGCCTTGACCAGATCTATCGCCACGCCGACCAGAGCATTGGTGACCGGTACGAGCTCTTGGCCCATGGCCGTTGATGTGTCCTTGATGATGCCACCCAAGGCCCGCTGCCGATTCGCTAGACCGGCGGATGTGCGCTCGGCATCGCCCATGGCGTCTGCCGACTTCTCCAGAATGAACTGAAACCGGACCTGCGCCTTGGTCGCCTCATCCAGCTTCTTGAAATCGCCGAAGCCCTTGCGAAGAGCAAAGGACTTCAGGTTCGTCTCGAGCATCACGATGCCCAGGCTCTTTAACGCCTCGGCCTCTCCGGTAATTCCACTCTTGAATTTCTCCAAGACCTCGACGTCCTGGAGATTCCGGAAAGAGGCCACGTCGACGGACAGAGCCGTCAACTGCGTGGCCATCTCAGCGCCAGCTTCCCGGCTTCCGGTGAGGGCGACGGCCACCGCACCGAGGTCGGCGGCCATCTCGCGGAGTTCGAATCGTGAGCGGCCGGTCGCCTTGGATACATCATCCGTAAATGCGATGACGTCCTGGGTTGCCTCGCCGAACGTCTCACCCAGAAGATTCAGGGTCTCCTGTGCGTCGGCGGCAGCGGATACCGCCTCCTTGGCGAAGAAGGCGACTCCGACAGCCGCTGCGGCGGTGGCTACCGCAGCGATCCTGCCGAATGCCTTGAAGCCGCGGCCCAGCTTCTCGGTCGTACTCTCGGCCTTCCGAGCGTCCCGAACGAACTGCGAGATCTCCAGTAGGAGTTCAGCCTCGAGTTCGCCAACCTTCTGCGCCATCTACCGCCTCCCGCGCTTCCTGCCCCTCCGTTTCGCTCGCCTATTGGCTCGCTCGTGGGCTATCTGTGCGTAGCGGCGCTCCAGCTTGAACCATGCTGCGAACTCATGGAGCTCGCTCACCGTGAGTCGTGCCGCTAGCTCGTTTGGGGTTGCTCCTCCGATGTATCCTGCGACTCGGAAGAGGAGCTGTCTGTCCCGGTCGCGTTTGAGTTTTTTGATGCGTCACGAGCCTGCCCCATCAGCTCGATGGCTGCCGAGGCCACGGCCGCCACCATCCCGTGGCCCGATCCCTGGCGAATCTGTGGCTCATCGTTCTTGTTGAAGAGGCGCTTGTCGGTCTCCGGATCGTAGGCACACCCGATACAGAGCCAAACTTTCGCAAAGTCGATGCTCCCCTTGGTCTCAACCTCGACCTTCGGGCTGCCATCTGCGTCCGGCTCATCGCTCAGGATCTGCGTACGCATGTCCAGGCGCCGTTGGTACTCGTTACGGATGGTGATCGTCGGCTCTTTGACCAGGATCTCTCGGCCCTTGAAGGTGATCGTCTTCTCCTCCAAACCTGGATCCAATAGGAACTCTTTGAGCGATACGCTGCTTGAGCCGTTGCCCATGTTCTTCAGCGTCTCTTTCGCCGCCGCTTTCCTTTGTGCTGCTGCCGTCGGTTGAGTTGCCATCATCCTCTCCTTCGTCATCCGGTCCATGTTCCCCCAGGATCTAAGGCTCCCGAGGCGGCCCGACGCAAAGTTACCGCGCCGAGCCGCTCATGTCACGACAACTTAGGTGGCTACGACAATCTGCCGATGGAAGCCAACGACCAGGACCACGCTCGTGAGAGTGGTGATGGTGAGTTCTACCCGGACGCTCTGATCGACCTGGGCATCCAGCGCCAACTCTATACGCTGCGCATCGTTCGCGCTGGTCACCACGCCAGACGCGCCCACGACGCTTCCGAACGTGACGAGCGTATCATCGTCCGCCGCGAAGCTGTCGGAACTCATGTGGACTTCGACGTCCACCGACCCGGTTCCCGCCACCTCAAAGACTTGTAGATAGGCCGCTCCGCCCAGGGCCGTGCCCCCGACGAGCCCCGAGTCGAGTTCAGCCCCGGTGACGGGGGACGCCGCCAGCAGGATCGTGCTCTTCGCCTGCAGGCTCTGGAGTCGCTCACGGCCGGTCGTCGGCTGTGCTTCGATGGCCGCGGCCACCACGTCGTCCACGCCGCCGGACGGCGTGTAGTTCGTCTCGATGGCTAGCGCCCCGTACCCGACACGGCCGAACGCATCGCCGCCCGGAAACCACATCCAGTTGGACTCGGCATCCGCCGAGATGGCCGCGTCCAGCACATCGTCGATCGCATCATCCGCGTCGTCCCACAACCCCTCGGCACTGAGCGAGGCATCGGGGAATCCGCCGACAAAACGCTTACTTCGGCGCCGGAAAGTGGTGGCGTCGATCACGTCCTTCGTCCGACCGAACTCGACGGTCCGGAAGAAGTCGCTCAGGTCGAAAGCGTTGACATAGACGCAACTGTTCTTTCCGTGGGCGGGGGTAAAGCTTGGGGTTGCCGGCATGGTTCTATCCTCCTACGAGTGCAGTTTCGGCAGGTTCGTCGGCCCCCACCGTGAAGGTCTCATTACAATCAAAGCAAAGCGCCCTCCGCGGCCCTCCGCCTCCGGTGCTCACGTCTTCCGAATTCAGGTGTGGACAGCCCGGGGAGATCTCCTCGCCATCGGCCGACAGGATCCCCGACGGCCGAAGCTCCTGGGCAAGGAGGTGCATCGACACCACGATCGCCTTCCGCGCCTCGTCCAGCGCGTGATAGGCGCCTCTCAGCAGCTCATCACGGGACTCGGACATATTTCATCTCCACGTTGAGCGTAAACATGTGGTCTTCCTGGTCGTCGCGCCCCAGATAGTTGGGCGCAGATTCGACGGCAATGGCCGAGACGTAGTCCGCTAGGTCGGTGCCCGCCGCCACGCTCATGTCCTCGGTCGCCGTCAGCACGTCGAGCGCCGTGAGTTCCCCCGCGTCGAAGTCGGGATCCCTGATCGTTATCTGGACGACAGGCTCCCTGATCCGACCGCCGCGAAATAGCCTGATCGGATTTCGAGACGCGCGAACGATACAGAAGGCCGCCGCGCGCGGAACGATGACGCCGGCCGAGCTCGTCTCGAGGAACGGGCGAACCGGCCCAGCGAAGAGGTTGGCATCCAGTGTGAGCGCGGCCAGCAGCGTGTCGAGCGCCGTAGCCAGATCGAGATTGGGTCTCTGTGCCATTCACTCACGTCCTCAACTGGATCTGTCTCACCTTGGACAGAATGCTCTTCTGGAGTCGTTCAAGATGGTCCTTCGATAGTTCCCGAACACCGTTCTCCAAGAATCGCGGACCAGTTCCCGGCTCCGTGTAACTAAGGACTATCTTGTTGGCCCAGCTTGGTGGCGATGACGATGCACCTGGCCCCTCGTGCTGGGCCAATGCGTAGGCGGCAGCAGCGCCACCAAAGCCAACGGTGACGCTAGGTCCACGCACTGTAGCGACTGGTCTATTGACGAAAAACGAACCGCGCAGGATGCCCTTATCGTCGGGCGTGAGTGGAATGACGATCCCTCTCAGCCGCTCGCCCTCCTGGAACAGGGCAGCCATCGCCGCTTCTGGATACTTCCGAGCCACAGTCTTGAGATTGCCAACGAGTTTGTCAGCCCCTCGCAATATGACCCTAGCCTTCGCCATCAGAGCCTCACTTCCCAGTGCTCGAAGTTCCCGTCCTCGTCGATCGCCTCGTCCACCTTCGCCGGCAAGCGCGCCTCCGCCGATTTCGTCTCGTCGGCACCCGGTGGCCAAATCCGATCGTGATCCTCGATCAGCACGAATGTGCCGAGCGCCGCCTGGTTCTCGCCGTCCGTCGCCAGCCAGTGAGTCGTTACCCGGCGCGTCCCGTCTGACTGCTCGACGATGCTCTGCTTTGGTTCGAACTTGGCCAGCATCTCGACGGGTGCCCCGTAAGCCAGGCCACCGACACCCGCCACGCCCGTCGGCTTCGCGACGTGGATCGTCTGATCGAAGTCAGCCTTCAGATCGGGGTCAAGCGCCATAGGTCTCCGCTACTCCTCGTTGATATGGGCATGGAAGTCGTCCTGGTTGGTACCCGGATGATCGTCCTGACCACGCCGGAACGACGGTTGAATGAGATCCGTGTCCTCGTTGTCCGTCGTTTTCTCGGCGATCGACAGTCCACCGACATAGCCCTCGACCGACTGGGCGATCGTCCCGTCCTCGGCCTGGCTGATGCCAGCCCGTTGCCGGAGTCGCCGCGCGCACTCCTTGAACTGCTTGCTCTTGTCGCTGGCCGACACGGAGAGCGACAGGTTCTTGCGGGTGACATTCCGCGCGAACTGCACGGCTAGGGCGTCGGCGATATCAGCAGCCGCCAGCAGGATCTCCTTCTCGGTCGGAGCGGCAGGGGTGTCCGCGACACGCGCGTTTACCGCCGTGATCTCCTCGTCCTCCACCAGGTGGCCGACATCCACCTTGTCACCGATCTCAAAGCGAATCTTCGAGACTGTATCGGCCAGCGTTGGATCGTAGGTGAACGCCAATTATCTGCCCCCCCGCCCCTTCCGCGACTTGCCGGACTTCGGCTCCACCGCTGCCTCTTCCGGGGGCTCCCCTTCCGGCTCGGGCTGTGATGCAGGCTCATCGCCGAGGTCGGGGCTCGGCTGCACCGCTGCCTCTGCGGCCTCCGGCTTCGTGATCTTCACGTCGGCCACGCGTCCGGCAGAGACCGTGGGCACAACCATCCCCTCGGGATAGCCACCTTCCACCCACTGCAGGAAGCCGCGACGGACCAGCATGTCCGTGTTGCGCCATACCTCGGCCTCGGGCACGTACTCGCCTGCCGCGAGAATCACGTTCGTCGGCACCTCGCGGATCTCGCCGTCTTTCCCCGGCACCTTCTTCGTTCCGCGGGTCACTTTCATCTGCTTCGCTGTCTTGAATGCCATGCTGTCTCCTCCCCTCCTGATTAAGAAGAAAGGGGACCGAGCCGCCGGGCCCGGCCCCCTTGGTTATCAGTTCATCCCTTCAGCGCTACGAGATCGCGTTGCTGAAGAACACGCCACAAACAGCGCTCACCTGCTTCGGATCGAAAGCCATCTCGCCCTCGATTCGATCGCTGGACAGGGACTCAATGCGGAAGTTTTTGACCCGCATGCCGTCCTGGGATCCTGCCTGCCCAGTCCACATGAAGTTGTAGCCAGCCGCCGGGAGCAGGATTGACGGGGTTGCCGGAGTGTAGACTAGCAACGCGTCCTTGACCCCGCCGATGAACGCCATGACATCGGTCGCCCCCTCGGTGGAGGTCGTCTGGATGGCACTCAACACCAGAACCTCTTCGAGCCCGAGCAACGCGGCCACGAGTTCCTCCGTGACGATGCCTCGCTGCGTGTGCTTGATTCGGTCCAGCACCTCACCGTTGTTCCGCACCGCGTTCCAGGTATCCATCGAGAACACGATCTTGGTGGCCTTCTGGCCAGTCTTCTGCGCAATCGACACCATCTGCTCTTGGATATCGAAGATGGGGTCGCCGGCTGCCGCATCCCAGAGCGTTCCCGGGGTGATGTCGCCGGCCGTGGTCGACCCGGTCCAGATGCCGGTCGTGAAGAAGTTGGACGCCCACTCGATGTCCTTTCGGAGCAGGAGCTGCAGAGAAACCCACTGAGTGGCATCTCGGTCCATGCTGATAGGCGCATCCTGGTTGGAGCGCACCTGATCGTCGACATCCTTGTGGACTGCCCACACGTCAGCGAAGTAGGTGTCGGTCTTGTCCGTCTTCCAGCCACCGCCAGCGGACGGAGTCCCAGGGGCGCGCTTCTGCGCAACTGCCCGGTTCCAGTCACCGCGGTCGTACTTGAGAACGATGTCGCTCTGTTTTGCCACCGGAACGTCGGGGAAGACCTTACCGGCAACGAAGTTATTCGGATCTTGAGTGAACGCCACGAGGATGTTCGTCAGAAACGCATCTACGTGAACGTCACCCGATGTAGGTTGAGGCATCGAGCCCTCCTATTCAAACCGTTGAAGCCATTAACAAAGAGTCACCTTCTTGACGCTTTCACGTCCCTACACGAGCGGAGTGAGTGTCGGCAGCACCAGGCACGCAATCACATCGAGGTCGGAACCTGCTGCCTCAAGTGCGATGCACGTCGGATGATCCGTGGATACGGCCGTTCGGCCTTTTCCGGCAGCATCCGGGGCCACCTTGGCCCCCACCGCAATCGCGGCACCCGCCACCACCTTCGAGATCCCGCCATACCGGAGTGCAGCCGTCTTGCCAGAGGCGTCAGGCTTGTTCTGGAGGGGGAGCGCGACGTCCGCAACGGCCGCGACTTTGCCGTCGTCCAGAGCCACGAAGAAGAACTGTTTCGCGGACAGATCCTCAGTCGCGTTGAGCGAGAGATCCAGTCCTACGTTGGTATCAAAAGCCATTTCGGCCTCCTATTACGTTTCGTTTCCTACTCGCCTGGTCGCTCGGCCCGTCGTCCTCGGCCCTCTACTTCCGCTTCGCCACCTCAGCCCTGTGCTCGGCATAGAGCTCGGGATGCAGGTCCATGGCCTTGGTCATCGCCTGGGCCTTGGACAGCTTCGGCTCGGCCTTCTTCAGCTCGTCGGCCTTGGCGAGGAGCGTGTCATACGCGTCGCCCGCAGCGCCTTCGCCGCCACTCCCCAGCTCAGCGAACAGGCCGCCCTTCTTGATGGCCTCGTCCACCGCCTTGAAGATCATCTCGACCTTCTCCGCCACGTCCTTGTCCAGGGCGTGGAGGCTCTTGAGCAGAGTGCCCAGATCCTCGGTCTTCCCCGGGAGGTGGCTATACTCGGCAGCCGCCTTCTTGGTGAACCGCTGAGTACTGAGATCGTCGGTCAGCTCGTCGAACCCCTTGGTCAGACGATCGTTCTGCTTCTCCAGCTTCTCGGTCTTCGCCTGCATCTTCTCGAAGGCGGCCCGGGTTCCCGCGTCCAGCTTGGAGAGATCGACTTTGCCCGCTTCCGCTTCTTCGGCCGCTTTTGCAACCGCGTCTGCCTCTGCTTTCTTCGCGAGCTCGGCGTCT